GTTCCATGCCTTTGCACTGTCATCAAACCATTTGCTTACAGTGGTTTCAAAAATTTCCCGAATCTCTGCATTGGGAATCATCAACGCAGAGCAGCCATCCGGCAGCGAATCCGGCAAATCTTTATCACGCACTTTGGTCAGATAGCCTGTCAGATACAGCACACTCCAAAGATTTTCCTCAGAGGAGTGTAGATAATCGTAGGTCAGGTTTTCTTCAATATGCTGAACAATAGAGCCGCCAGCCATCAGCGTTTCAAGCTTTGTGGTGATATTGTCGCCTGCATAGTCGATGAAAGAACGGATGATGGCGTTATCACTGGTGTTTTTCCAATAGCTTTTCGGCTTCTGTGCTACACCATACTGGAAATCCCGTAGATAACTGATCACGTCCCACGGACAATAAATGTCTGCATCGCCAAAATGATAACCGTCGTACCATGCCTTGATTTCAGCAGACTGCGATTCAAGACCAGCATCTTTCAGCATTTGATCTACATCTGCCTGTGTGAAACCAAAGGATTCGCTCAACCGGGGAGAAAGAATCGTATCCGAAACAAAATTGTTCGTCCCGGTAAAGATGCTTTCTTTTGCAATTTTCAGGCAGCCGGTAATAACAGCAAAGTCAAGCGAAGTATTGTCTTTGAGCGTGGTGCTCATCATAGCCCGCATCACGTCCAGCATCTGCGAATAATATCCGTTGCTGCTGGCTTTTGCAATGGGAACATCATACTCATCCAGAATGACGACCGCCGACTTTTTGAAATGGATTTCCAGCATCCGAGTCAACAGCAAAAAGCAGCTTTTGGTTTCATCCATGGATGCAGTGCGTCCCAGAATTCGCTTAAAGATGCCTTTGTCATCGTCAGAAATAGCATCGTCATCCAAAAGAAACTGATAATCCTGAAACGCAAATGCCAGTTTCATGCACAGCATTCCATAGGCACTTTCAAAGTTCAGACCGTCCGTGTCCTTGAAAGAGAAAAATACCACAGGACACTGGTTCATCCATTTTTTGCAAAGCTCTGTATTTTTGGAGATTGCCAATCCCTCAAACAGTTGCTTGCTGTCTTTGCGGATATCCAGAAAATTTGCGAGAGTGCTCATACCAAGGGATTTTCCGAAGCGACGAGGGCGAGTAATCAATGTTACTTCAGCGATACCTCCGCTAAGAAGTTCAGAAATCAGATTGGTCTTGTCGATATAATAATACCCGCCTTCTCGAATCTTCTCAAAATTCGAGATTCCGACAGGAAACTGCAAATCTTTCATGCAATGCTCCTTTCCGCTCACAGAGGAGAGCTTTCAGAACTCACTACTGTAAGTGTACCATGAAATATAGAATCATACAAGAATCAAGTGACATCGAAATAGAGCAGTTTTATTATGCTACGTTCAATCTGGTGGCTTTGTAGCAGTCAGCGCACATTCCCTCATGGGTAGCGGCAAACTCTGCAGCTTGCATGATAGTTCCATCTTTGAGCTTGACCCTCTTGATGGGCTGATTGCACCGGGCACAGATGCAGGGAACAGGCAGCCACATTTCATGCGAAACGCCCTCAATCGTGACCGAGGTATACACCATAAAGCCGGTGATGGGGTCATAAACATAGGGCAGACCGTTGAATTTCTTGACCTCATAGCTGGCAGCGGGATACAGCTTTTTCACCTCTGCCCAGGCATACGCCCAGCTTACATATTTTAACTCGGTATTGCCAGACTTCTTGACTTCCAGATGATCTTTGAAGTCGATAGCGAATAATTTTACGAATGGATTTTCCGTAGCCATAATAACCCTCCAAGAAAAAAGGCGGCAGAGAAGTCACTCCCTGCCGCCATATACAAAGTTTTATGCCGCATGAACGATGGTAAACCTGCGGCTGCTTACATTTTTGCTGTACTTGTTGAAAATATCCGGCTGCTCTTTCCGCAAACGCTGGGAATCCACACGTTTGCTTTCGGAGGACACCCACGACACCTTATAGCCCGGTGCTGTGCCATAGGCAGCATCCTGCATTTGCAGCTTGACCTGCTGCTCGATGGCCGTTTTCTCCTGTTCCATCTGCTCGATTTGGTCGGAAAGCTCCTGCCGCTTATCCAGAAGTCCATGCAAGGCACTCAGGTCAGCGGTCTTATCCCGGTTGTCTACCTCATACATCTGGTTGATCTGCTGGGTGTCACAATCGCAACCGTTGGGTGCAGGGGGAATCTGGGGCACAATATGGTTTGTCCAGAAAAGTTCTTCCTTATCAATGAGATCAGAAAGCACCTGCTTATCTGTCACGATCTTGTGGATCACCAGCTCTTTGCCGAAAATCAGAGCTGCCACATACCAGCAGTCGAAACCGCTGACAGCTAAGTAGTGGTCAACCTGCGCCAGATAATGAGCCGGGATTTTCCCATCAGCCCACTTGTCCGCAGAGAAGGGCGAAACCGTCTTGCACTCCAATCCTGCTTTCTGCCCAACAATCAGGCGGTCAAAGTCTGCCAGAAGCAGCGGATGTTCCTCACTCTGGTAGATGACATTTGCACGACGCACCTTAAACCCTGTTTCTTCGGAGAACCGCTGTGCCACATAATCCTCCAAGTCACGACCCTGCCGCATGGCTTCGTTGTCGATATTTTCAATGGTATCGCTGATTTTATCGTGGTATACCTGAAATGCAGAGCGATAGGGATTCAGGCCAAGTATAGCCCCGGCATCCGTGCCGGTAATACCGCATTTGCGATAACGGAGCCAATCCTCTTTGGATAAATTTAATGTAGATACAAGTCTTTTCATGCAATGTTCAACCTCTCTTTCAGCTGTTCTTCTGCGATAGAGAAATCATATTCCACCAAGTCTTTGATAATGGTGGAAAACTCATCCACCAAGGTACGGTCATCATCCAGCCACAGGGTATACAGGAAATCCAGAATGTTCCGCTGCACCCGGAGATGGTTCCAGAAACGCTCGTCCATTTGCTTCTCGGTGTCCAGCGTAATCAAGGCACTGACGATGGTGCTTTTCATCGTGATCTCGTATGCCGTGGTACAAGTTGGCTTTGGAAAATCGGCTTCAATGCTGTTCAGGAACTCAGAAAATTCCCGGACAGCCCGGTTGCTCACATCGTTCATAAATCCTCCTTTATGCTGCTGCCAGCACCATCTTGTAAGCCTTGTCGATCATGGGATTGCCCTCTGCGGTGCGCAGAAACAGATTTTCGTTGTAGTTGCGAGTTTTACGGATGGGGTCTGCATGGGTAGCAAAGTCCGAAACAGCGTTTACGAACCGCCAGCCGTTCTTGCCAACCCATTCCAGATCAGGTGCATTGTAGTAGCGAGCCTTCAAATCTTCCTGCAAGCGCAGGTTGTTCTTTCGCTGGCCATCGGTCAGATCTTCGGCGACAGGGAAGAACTCGTTGATAAACTCCTGCACCTTGCGGTCAGACAGCTTGATGGTGGTCAGCTCATGGATGCCTTTGCCCAGTTCCCCCATATAGCTGTTGGCAAGCTGCAAGGTTTCACGAGCGTCCTGCACCCGGAGCAGAACATTTTCGGTATGGCGAGCAGTCCAGATGCGCTTTGCAGTACCCAAAGCCAGATTCAAGGTGTTCTGGCAGACCACACGAACCGGGGTCATGGCAACTTTTACACCAGAGCTGCCATCGTGACTGTTGAAGAACACAAGATATGGGGTCACTTCATCTCCGGCGATGATGTACTTCTCCGGCAGCTTCGCCAGCATCCAGACTTTCTTGCCGCCCTGCAAAGAACCGGCAGTTTCATAAGTGACACCTTCACCCAGCAGATCATCGGTGAACTGGAATGCTTCTTCGTTCTGCACGATGCGATAACGGTCAGATACCACACCCAGAACAGCATCATCGGTGCTGCGGACGTTAGCCCGATAGCCGGGGATCATAGCACCCGTGCCGGAATAGATATTACGGCTCTCCACCTGCCAATCCAGACCGGCCAGTTCCAAGGCTTCACGGCTTGCAGGGGCATCCATCACGATGCGGCCAAGACCGTGCCAAGGGGTTTCACGGACAGAGAACATGGTTTCAACATTTGCAGACATAACTACTACCTCCTGAAATTTTAATGTGATTACTTGTTTTCGAGTTTATGGGCGATCCAAATAATGAGTATTACAGCAGTTTTCCCGATTGCTTTTGCACCCTTCATCAGAATCTTTACCATAATATCAGCCATTGTTTTTCCTCCATTTTTCAAGCAAAAAGTAAAGACCTGTGGACAGAATCAAACTGCTCACAGGTCTTTCTACAAAGATAATATATAACTGTAATTTTTTCAGATACGCTTTGTCTTGTGTCAGGTGTGTCAAATGTGTCAGGTTTTTATGAAACTCTCTATATATTTCTTTATTTTTATCCCTTCTACTCTATTTTTTCTCTTAGATAAAGCGATAGGATAAAAGAGAATAGATAATATATAATAAAGGTTTCTCGAAAATTCTGACACATCCGGCACAACTGACACAGTACTTTACGGTCAAGCTTTTGTGCGGATACCCACGGCTACCGTGAGGTCATGCCACTCATTTTTACGAATTCCCTGATTCCGGGAAGCTTTAAAAGCCTTAGCTTCTTCAAAAGAAATCCTAAAACGAGCCATCTCCATAAAGCCATCCAACGTACAAGTAGCACTATTTCGACTCTGCACTTCTGTCAGTTGGAAATCAAGTACCCAGCGGTAGTCCTCATTCGTCAGCGGCGTGATCTGCGCCACACAGCTATTGATAAGCTCCCGGTCAACATCATTTCTAGATGCCTTCTGCCACTCATCCAACTTCTGCGCAATTAAATTCATGTCAAGGGTTCCACTGCGCTCATCCTCCTGTTCCACATTCTCATATTGAGATTGCAATTCTGCAATCTGCGCATCCAATCCCTTTCGCCGTTCTGCCAATTCCTGTTTTGTGATGATTCCGTCTGCACACAGGTCTATATACTTATCCAGACGCTCCCTCTGTCTGGCGATGCTGTTTTCCAGCATCGCCTTTCTGGAAATGCGGACAGTCTTTTCTTCTGCCATGCAGCGGTTCAAAATTTTATAGACCTCTTTGACTGTTTTGCCCTTGTCAAAGGTAAGATGTTCAAACACCTTTGCTGCCATCAAGTCCAGCTTCCACTCACAGATTGCCTTGATTTGGCAACTAATTCCCAAGTCCAAGCCATGCTCCTGCAAATAGCTGATGCTTGGTCTACGGGTACGGCGATAACACTGAAATCCATGAACCACTGCACCATCCCGATTTACACGCCACTTGAACTGGATAAATCCTGCACCGCAACTGCAACGCAATTTTGCCGTCCAGACCGACTTAGGCGTATTTCTCATGTACTTGTGCTTTTTCCCATTTTCATCTATTACCCGTGCTGATTTCGATGCCAAAATCTGCTGGCATCTATCCCACATTTCTTCTGATACCAAAGGCTCAAAGTCACCTTTCACATAGATGTAGCTGCTCTCGTCCAGATTTTTAACACGTTTCTGTGTCAAATATCCGTCGCTGTGGGATTTATTGTAGCAAATACACCCCTTATAGGTTGCATTATGTAGGACTCTGCTCACCTTGGAAGCGTCCCACGAAACATGGCCGCCTGCATCTAATCGGCCAAGGCGGTATAATTCGTTTACGATTTTAACCAGCCCATTTTCTCCGGTAGAATACATTTGGAAAATCAGCCTTACTGTTTCAGCTTGGTCAGGGTCAGGAACATAGGTTCCATTCTCTCTGCAGTATCCTAAGATGTTTCCGCTGCCATACAGAACGTGCTTTTCCCTGCTGATTTTCTGCCCAGCCTTTACGCGCTCTGAAATTTTGCGGCTCTCATCCTGTGCCATAGAAGACATGATCGTTAACCGAAGTTCGCCATCGTTGGTTGCCGTGTTAATACCATCGTTGATAAAAAACACATCCACCCCACGTGCTTTCAACTCACGTGTATAGGACAGCGTATCAACCGTATTTCGTGCAAAGCGGCTCACTTCGCGAGTAATAATAAGGTCAAATTTTCCCTTCTGGGCATCTTCCATCATGCGCAAAAACTCCGGCCGCTTCTGTGCTTGTGTTCCGGTGATGCCTTGGTCTACGTAGACCTCCACGATTTCCCAGTCCGAATGCCGGGAACATTCGATTTTATACCACTCCAACTGATTTTCTAGTGCGTTGATTTGCGCTTCATGTTCGGTTGAAACACGAGCGTACACAGCTACTCTCATAAATTTTAACCTCCACTGTCTCTGACTCTTTTCTGCGGCAAAAAGAAAGGCTCTGGCCGAATCCCCTCCGCCAGAGCCTTTCTCTGTTGTTTACGAAGCCTTTGCTGGCGGTTCTTCCTCCTGCTCACGTTTCATCCGAAGGAAGTTCTGATAGGTAGGCAGGTTGATTACCCCTGCCGCAAAGAGAGCTTCCACCAGACAATAGGCCATCGCCTTTTCGTCAATTTCCAGCATTGTGATACCTCCCTTGGTTATCGCTTATGGTGCTTAGAGTCAGAGGTATAACGTATCATCGAAGAATCAGAAGTTACGGACGGAGCTTGATTCCTTTGAAAGCAGATACCGGATTCTTTCGGGCAATCATATCCTCTCCTGTACACCGGAAACGAGTATGCTCTATCTTCATTTGGGTGAGTTCTTTCGTGAATGCCTTTTGGCTACACGCCCACATATTCTTCTCCTTGCAATAGTCTGAGTAAGCATTATACAGGTCTTCTGTAGCAGTCACTGCTTTCGACTCGCTCTTATCGCAGCTTTCCTGTACAAATTTTCCTACGGTTTTCGCAATAGAGTCTCTCACAATGCACTTTGCATTGTCCATCTGGGGAATTTCTGGGAAGATGTAGTTGAGTTTCACAAGTTTCCGCGCATAGCGCAGGGCTTTTGTAGCAATCGCATCTCGCTCTTTCCAAATTTTGTCTCCCAAATCCGGGTCTTGCTGGTCATCCGGGATTGCATAATTAAAAGGCAGATATATGATACGTTTTAGGAGTGCATCATCTTCTCCGTCGATGATAATCGGATGATTACTAGAAAAGACAAACTTAATGCGCCTTTCCAGCAACGCATCATCACGAAATTTGCGTGGAACATTGATTGAATCGCCTCCTGTAATCTGCTTCAATCGAGAAGCTGCCTCCTCATCAATTTTTGAACTTGGCATATCCATGTCAAAATTGATTACAGCGTTGGCCAACGAAGACATTCCAAATTCATTCTTCATTTGCTTAAGTCTAATACTGCTGATGGATTCTTTGGGGTACAGGCGTCGGATAAAGCTTCCCAAAACGCTCTTGCCGCTATTTCCGATACCCTTCATGAAAATAAAGAACTTTCCCCGTGCAGGGTAGATAAGCAAATACCCGATTGCCATCCAAACTCTCTCCGACAGCAGGGAATCCCCACCTGTGACTCGCTGCAAGTATTCCTCAAATATCTGGCACTTTGCCTGCGGATCATATTTTGCCTTAATACAGGTAAAGGTTATTTGATCCGGGCTGTGTGGATAAAGTTTCCACTCCATAAGGTCAAGGATTCCATTTTCCAAAGGTGCATAAATCGGTTCATCTTCCGGTTCGCTGCACTCAATTTGGGGATCTGTTACGAGGCAATCGTAGAGATCCTTATACCCACGTAGGCTAGATTCATTATTGAGTTCATAGTCCACATTCTGACGATACAACTTGATTAACTGCTTTGAATCCAGCTGTGTGTAGTAATATTCATTGTGGTAATACAGCACACCTCCACAGGAAATGATATGGATATACTTTTTTAGTTCCCTTGTCGTTTCGACAAGGGACTGTTTTTTTGAGGTTTTTATCCCAGCCGATTTTGTCGGTTGGGCATCGGCGTGTTTCCTCATTGTATTTAATGTGTCCTCATTTTTCGGAGATTCTGTAGCTATTGCGCTAGAATCTTCAAACGGATTAGGAGTCCGTTGTTCGCTGTCCGTGCCTGTTGACTTATATCGTTCAGCATCTCGTCTTGCCTTGATTTTGTTGCGCATCGCCTCCTTTGCAGAAAAAGCGGCCTCTTGTTCAACTTGCTCCCCTATTGCGCAAAGTTCGCCAAAGGATAGCTCGGCTCCTGATGCCGGAAGAATTTCTTCAGCATATCCCCTCAAAAAATTATCCTGTGACCAACCCGAATCATTCTCAATTTTTTGAGCGGACTTCTGTAATACCGCTTTTTGCCTGTCATGGAATTTGTCCTTTCCATACATATTACTCATGGTTGGTTTCCTCCGAAGTGGTCTTCTGGAAGTACATCTGCTCGACCAATTTTTCGATGGGATTCTGCGTTTCTCCCAGATTACCAGAGAGCAGATAGTCGATTCTTGTTAATCCCTGAATCTTTCCGTCTCCCTCCCAAAGATAGCCCATTTCCGCTCCCCAAGCATGTACAAACACCTCATAGAAAGCATCCGGTTCAAAATCGTCCGGGCATCCAAGTATAATCGGAGATTGCATTGCTCCGTCTCGGACAAAAATACCGGCAGCTATTTTTCCAGATTTGAATGTTTTTGTGCTGAACAGAAGCGGAAATTTTTCTACTCCATCCTCACATCTCCAATTACAGCTTGACAAAATCCTCCCATTCTGTTTCAAGCTCATTTGGAAACCTCTGAACGGCGAAATATACTCACCTTCCCGAAGAGCAACCTCAGCCTTCCCATTTATCCTGGTAATCCCAATATCTGCATAACAGTCCTTACCCTTAGATGCTTTCTCCTTCCAAGCAAAGAACTCATCCGTAGCTTCTTTCTGAGCTTCGTTGAGTTCCCGATACCACTTGTCATATTCATTCTGTGTCATAGTAAAATACCTCGCAAATCGATTATTTTGTGTTTCGAAGTGGCCACTTCGTTCGCAATAGTAGTTTATCATGACCCTATTCTGTCTCCTAGGCCGCTCAAAGCTCTTTTTCGTAAATTTTGGGCGTATTTCATTCATGGTTTATTCATATTTTAAAAATCAAATTATACAAAAATACGTTGAGGCCGAGAAAGTTGGAAACTCCTAACTTTCTCGGCCTCAACGTATTTTAAAATATCTTTACTCTTCTACTTTCTTTCCTTCTTTTCTACACTTTGCCTCATAAAATTTATCAGCACACTTTTCAATCTCTTCATGGCATCTTGATAAACTTTCCAGTATGTCCTGATAAATCGTTTGGTACACCCATTCTGAATGCGGATATTTCATCTCCATGTCAAAAAGTTCATCTCCAAGCCGCCAAATTATCGGCCAGCCCTTAAATTTTTGACTATCTTCTATCTCACTTTTAGGTTCTTCCTTTATGTCTGGATAAAGTTCCTTTATTCTCTTTTCCACAAGTTTTGGACTAATTTCATTTTCCTTTAACGAGTTTAATCCCCGAACTAGAAGTTCCCTATAATAATCTTCCACCGTCTTTGTTTTACCTCTGGATTCACTAATTTTTGTTATCAACTCATTCTTTTTGCCTTCTATCCTTTCAATGGTTTTTGCAAGCGTTTTGCCGTTTATTTTCAAAATCCAATTAAAGAAAACTATATTTTTTAATGTAAGTTGCGTATTTATTCCGATTTTAATTTGGCTTTTGCATTTTGCTTTTCCGCAAAAAATTATATTTAGATGACTTATTACTTTTCTTCTTATTTTTCTTGCTCCATTTACCTCATCTTCATCATTTAATATTTCTCCTTCTTTTCGTGCATCCATTATAGCCTTTACGAATCTCTCTTCTGTAATTTCACTTTTTGTTCCATCAAGGACTATATCCCGTTCTAATGCCCAATATTTCATGCTATATTGCCCAAAACTAATAGTCCCCTTCACCTTTTCTGCATAGTTATAATCATCACGTAGTTGATAATACGGATTACTCATAATTTCTTCAAGTGGATCAATTTTTCTTTTCTTCATACTTTTTCTCCTCTTAAAACTAAAACCCTCCCCGGCAAAACCATTCAGTTTCACCGGGGAGGGTTTATCATACGTTTATCTTCCCATGTTTTGCGCGATTAGTGCATCTTCATGCAACAATCTTACTTTCTGGGATTTTTGATAGCAGCCTGGGCAGCAGCCAGACGTGCGATAGGCACACGGAAGGGAGAGCAGCTGACGTAGTCCAGACCAACATTGTGGCAGAACTCGACGCTGGAAGGATCACCGCCGTGCTCGCCGCAGATGCCCAGACCCAGGTCGGGACGGGTCTCACGGCCGTCATGTGCAGCCATCTTGACCAGCTTGCCGACGCCGACCTGGTCCAGATGCTGGAACGGATCGCTCTCGTAGATCTTGTTCTCGTAGTAAGCACCCAGGAACTTGGCAGCATCGTCACGGCTGAAGCCGAAGGTCATCTGGGTCAGGTCGTTGGTGCCGAAGCTGAAGAACTCAGCTTCCTTGGCGATCTCGCCGGCAGTCAGAGCTGCACGGGGGATCTCGATCATGGTACCGACCAGATACTTCATGTCAACGCCGGAAGCCTTGATGAGCTCGTCTGCGACCTTGACGACAACGTCCTTGACGAACTTCAGCTCCTTGACCTCGCCGACCAGCGGGATCATGATGTGCGGAGTGATGACATAACCGGTCTCAGCAGAGACGTTCAGAGCTGCCTTGATAACAGCGCGGGTCTGCATTGCTGCGATCTCGGGGTAGGTGACAGCCAGACGGCAGCCACGATGGCCCATCATGGGGTTGAACTCGTGCAGAGAAGCAACGACGTTCTTCAGGTCATCGAAGGTCATGCCCATGTCGGCAGCCAGCTCCTTGATGTCCTCGTCCTTGCTGGGCAGGAACTCGTGGAGAGGCGGGTCCAGATAACGGATGGTCATCGGGCGCTCACCCATGATGCGGTACATCGCCTCGAAGTCACCCTGCTGGAACGGCTCGACCTTGGCCAGAGCAGCCTCGCGCTCTTCCACGGTACGTGCGCAGATCATCTCACGGACAGCCTTGATGCGGTCCTCAGCAAAGAACATATGCTCGGTACGGCACAGGCCGATGCCCTCAGCACCCAGGTCAACTGCCTGCTGTGCGTCGCGCGGGTTATCAGCATTGGTCATGACCAGCAGCTGACGAGCGGCGTCTGCCCAGCCCATGAAGCGGTTGAAGTTCTTGTTGCCGGTGGCGGCGACGGTAGCGACCTGCTCACCGTAGATGTTACCAGTGGAGCCGTCGATGGAGATCCAGTCGCCCTCGACGAACTTGTGGCCATTGAGCTCGAAGGTCTTAGCCTCTTCGTCGATCTTCACATCGTTGTCGTTGCCGCAGCCGGAGACACAGCAGGTACCCATACCACGAGCAACAACGGCTGCGTGGCTGGTCATGCCGCCGCGGACGGTCAGGATGCCCTGAGACACCTGCATACCGACGATGTCCTCGGGAGAGGTCTCCAGACGGACCAGAACGACCTTCTTCATCTTGCCGGACTTGACCATCTCCTCAGCCTCTTCGGCGGTGAAGACGATCTGGCCGCAGGCAGAACCGGGAGAAGCTGCCAGACCCTTGCCAACGACCTCAGCAGCCTTCAGGGCAGCTGCGTCGAACTGGGGATGCAGCAGGGTATCCAGCTGCTTGGGCTCCACGCGCAGGACAGCCTCCTGCTCGGTGATCATGCCCTCGTCCACCAGGTCACATGCGATCTGCAGAGCAGCCTGAGCGGTACGCTTGCCGTTACGGGTCTGCAGCATGTACAGGTGGCCGTCCTCAATGGTGAACTCCATATCCTGCATATCGCGGAAGTAGTTCTCCAGACGGGTAGCGATCTCAACGAACTGGTCGTAGACCTCAGGCATCTGCTCGTGCAGGTGGCTGATGGGAGACGGAGTGCGGACACCAGCAACGACGTCCTCGCCCTGTGCATTGATGAGGTACTCGCCCATCAGCTTCTTAGCGCCGGTGGCGGGGTCACGGGTGAATGCAACGCCGGTGCCGGAGCGGTCGCCGGAGTTACCGAAAGCCATCTGCTGGACGTTGACAGCGGTACCCCACTCGTAGGGGATCTCGTTCATCTTACGATAGACGTTTGCACGGGGGTTGTCCCAGCTGCGGAAGACGGCCTTGACAGCCTCGATGAGCTGATCCTTGGGGTCCTGGGGGAACGGCTTGCCCTCGTTGTCCTCATAGATCTTCTTGAAGGTGCCGACCAGCTCCTTCAGGTCGTCAGCAGTCAGGTCAACGTCATTCTTGACGCCCTTGGCTTCCTTCAGCTTGTCGATCTCGACCTCGAACAGGCTCTTCGGGACCATCATGACGACGTCGGCGAACATCTGCACGAAGCGGCGGTAGCAGTCATATGCGAAGCGGGGGTTGTTGGTCTTCTTGGCCAGACCCTCGACAGCCTCATCGTTCAGGCCGAGGTTCAGGATGGTGTCCATCATGCCGGGCATGGACTGACGTGCGCCGGAACGGACGGAGACCAGCAGCGGGTTCTCGTTGTCGCCGAAGGTCTTGCCGGTGATCTTCTCGAGGCCCTTGACGTGCTCGAAGATGTCAGCGGTGATCTCGTCGTTGATCTGGCGGCCATCTGCGTAGTACTGGGTGCAGGCCTCGGTGGTGATGGTGAAGCCCTGCGGCACCGGCATACCGGCTGCAGTCATCTCAGCCAGACCAGCGCCCTTGCCGCCCAGAATGTTCTTCATGGTGACCTTGTCGCCGCCAAAGGCATCGTTGCCTTCGCTGAAGTAGTACAGATACTTTTTGCTCATGCGTGTTTACCTCCCAAATGGTAGCCGCTGGCGCGAAGCACGGCGGTCTTATCGTTGCTCTGCTTGTCATACGATAAACATTTCTCTGTGAATGCTAAACTATTATACCAAAATTTCACGTCTATTCCATCGGGCAAATCACCGAATTTGTTTGATATTTTTTGTGCAAACCCTTGCATTTTACTCACTTTTTGGGTAATATAAAATGGGAAAGATTTGAAGAGGATTTTCGAGTTCTGACGCCGTTTTTGGGCAGTTGGATACAACTTTCCATCCATTAAACTTATTGCCGTTCTTGTTTGTCTTCCATCTTTCCGAATTTCTTCTATCTTGGATACAACATTTCCTCTTCCGCAGGGGTCTGCACAGCTTCTGCGAGAGGCGGTTTTGGAGGAGGTTTTTCTCTATGCAGAATATTGATACATCCGCACTGGCTGCCGCAAAGGCAAAGCTCGACGCTGCCGAGGCCCAGCGCGAAGAGGTGCTGCTGCGCCACATCGCAAACGGCGTAGACATCCGCAGCCGCAATGTGGAGATCGGCTCTGAAGTAGTCATTGCCCCGGGAGCCGTCATCCTCGCAGGCACCATCCTGCGCGGCAAGACCACCATCGGCGCAGGCTGCGTCATCGGCCCCAACACCCTTATCGAGGACAGCACCGTGGACGAAGGCACCACCGTCAACGCCAGTCAGGTCTACAGCAGCCACCTCGGCCCTCACAACAACATCGGTCCCTTCACCCATGTGCGCATCAACACCGTCACCGGCTACGGTGTGCATCTGGGCGCTTATGTCGAGACGAAGAACTCCAACTTTGCCCGGGGCAACACCGTCAGCCACCTGACCTACATCGGCGACAGCGACGTGGGCAAGTACTGTAATTTCGGCTGCGGCACCGTCACCTGCAACTACGACGGCAAGGACAAGTTCCGCACTCAGATCGGCGACTACTGCTTCATCGGCTGCAACACCAACCTTGTCGCCCCCGTCACCATCGGCGACGGGGCCTACACCGCCGCCGGCAGCACCATCACCAAGGACGTCCCCCCGCAGGCTCTTGGCATCGCCCGGGAGCGTCAGACCAACCTCGACGGCTGGGCTGAACCGAAAATGGAGGCATACATTATAAAGAAGCAGAAACTCGAAAAAGAGCAGGGTTAAGTTTTCCGTTTTTGCTCTCCCTCCGACTCTGCCCCGGCGCACGTTCCGCATCCGTGCGCCGGGGCATTTTATGTTTTTTGTGTATCTTTTTGCGCGCGCGTATGTTATAATAACATATTGTTCGAAAACAGATCCAACGTAAAAAAGGCAGAATATATCATATGAATACCAATGACATCTGGCTCATTGCCGGCCTCGGCAATCCGGAGCCGAAATACGATGGCACCCGTCACAACGCAGGCTTTGCCGC